GATTTCGCAATTGGTTTAGAGATACCGGTATGGTGTGAGCCCACTACGGATTACAAATACGTCAAAGGAACCCCTAGAAATAAATTCAAATGGTAACCAATGAAACCCTATTCTTTGTGGACTATGATCAGATCACTGATGAGGATGACAGATGCGATGTCCTTTGCCTGATCCTGACCGAGTGGTGTGAACGTCATGAGATTGACCCCATGGATTGTGAAGTAAAATACTGGGCAACAGAGGATGGGCCATTGCTGGACGATGAAGCTGCTCTAAGAGTGCAGAACCTATACATGGAGGTTGAATGGCGGGAGTGAAGTGGACCGAACACCCAATCCTTCCCATCCCTTCCAAGGAAGAATGTTTGGCCATGCAGGCTGCTGGCTCACTGGAGCAATTCTATGTCCAAAGGGAAGAGCTGATCAGGCTGGAAAAAGCAGATCCATATACCTACGGGTTTGACTGTCATAACACTAAGTCAGTATTCAAGCATTGGGAAGATGCTGACTCAGCCCTTGATGATCCTGATATAGACATTGTTTACCTGTTTGGAGGTAACAGGGCTGGTAAGTCCCGTTATGCTGCCTCAAGGGTTGTGAGGGCCATGGTTAACAATCCTAATATAGCCGTATGGGCTTGCCATTCGTCCAATGACTCTTCAATACAGGTCCAACAGCCGTATATATGGGAATACATGCCGATTGAGTGGAAGACTCAGAAATCTGCTCAGAGAAGTGTGGTAAATATCTCTTTTACTCAAAAGAACGGTTTCTCCAACCGGACCGCAGTGGCTCCCAACAAATCCCAGATCTGGTTTAAGAATTTTACACAGGACTTGTCCACACTTGAAGGAACTGAGCTAGACCTTATCTGGATGGATGAGCTTGTTCCACAGGCATGGCTTGAAACCCTTAAATACCGGCTCATATCCCGTAAAGGCAAGATGATCGTGACCTTCACACCGATTCAGGGCTATACACCAACCGTTAAGAACGCCATGGAAGGTTGTGTTGTCGAGCAAACACGCCCTGCAAAATTGCTGGCGAAAGCCACCAGCTCAAGCATTCAAGGTGTCCCTAAAGGGCATATGCCGTATGAGGCAAGGACTAGACAGGGTAATGGAAAGCTCTTCTGGTTCTTTAGCGAGTTTAACCCCTACACAGATTGGCCCCGAATGGCTCGAACCCTTGAGAGCAGGACCAGAGAGGAAATAGAGATCAGGGCATATGGATATGTCTCTAACCCAGTTGTAGGGAAGTTCCCTAGATTCACTGTTGATAACATCATTGACCCTGAAAAGATCCCTAAGACCGGCACTAACTACATGTGTGCCGATCCTACACCGGGTGACAGAAACTGGTTCTTTCTCTGGGCTAGGGTAGACGATCTAGGTCGCATATACATCTATAGGGAGTGGCCCGACATGCAGAACTACGGTGAGTGGGCTGAACCAAGCACAAAGATGGATGGTAAAGCAGGACCAGCCCAGACCGCAGATTGTGGACGTAATGTTGCCCAGTATAAGAAGTTGCTTAGAGATACTGAAGCACAGGATGGAGGCATTCTGGAGCGGTATATAGATCCCAGAGCAGGTAAAACAGCTATGATCAGTGGTAGGGGGCATAATCAGACTTTAATTGACTTACTAGCTGAACCAGATCGTGGAGCAGGTAAGGAAGCTGTTAGAGACGGCTTAAACTTTGTCCCAGCACAGGTTACCACCATTGACGAAACTGTTGCACTGGTTAACAACCTGTTTGCTTACAACTCTTCCGAAGCAGTATCTATCCTTAACGAACCGAAACTTTACATCAGTTCTGAATGTAAGAATTTGATCTATTCCCTCCGAACTTGGACAAATACGGATGGAGACAAGGGTGCCTGTAAAGATCCTGTCGATTGTTTGAGGTATTTGATCAGCATGGACCCTGTTCACATTGAAAAAGACGCTATTTACACATCCGATGCAATGAGTTATTGACATGCTTCCAAGCATAACTTATTAATCTTGTCAAGAATTATGGAAAATAATGAAGATCAATTAATGCAGAACACTTCTCCCAATGTGGAGGAACTGCGAAAGGACTTTAGGAGATCCTATTCCGATCAACGACTTACACACCGTGTCAGGGAGGCAGATGAGACCCGCTTTGCCTCATGGGCAGGCCAATCCAGAGACGGTAAGAAGCACGGTAAGGATATTGGAGCACAGGCATTCCCGTGGGAAGGTGCCTCAGATACCCGTATCAGATTAGCCGATGAGATATGCGGCTTTAATGTTAATTTATGCACCAGTGCCGTATCAAGAGCCGCTTTAAACGTCTCAGGCGTTGAATCAAGCGACCATGAAAAAGCCTCTGCAATAGGATTATACTTGCGTTGGCTAACAGGTGTGCTTCTTCACCCTGATTGGGAGGAAGAGCTTGAATTGCACTCAGAATATGCAGCCCAGTATGGTTGGTCAGTGTTACACATATCATGGGAGCGTTCATCCGCTCTTGTTCCACGAGAAATCAACCTCACAACCCTCGCAGGATTCCTTGGAATCGACTCGCCAGAGCAATTCGAAGCACTAACCGCTGGGCTGCAAGACTCACAAGAAATGCTGGCAGACATGTTGTCCGCTGGTAATCCCGGTTTAACCCGTGCAAAGGCACTTAAACATCTAAAAGAGGTGTCAGAGACGGGAACAACCACCTTTGAAGTGCCTGAGCAGGTTAAGAACCAGCCAGTCATTGTTGCACTGAAGCCATACCATGAAATACTGTTCCCGCCTGAAACAACGGACTGGCACAGGGCTAGGTGCATGTTCAGACGGGATCATTACACTGTTGCAGAGGTTGAAGCCAAGTCAGCAAGCGGTGAATGGAACAAAGACTTCTGTGAAGCGGTTAAACAGACTGCTGGACAGAATGCACAGGTCTGGGATTACGGACTTAGTCCAGTTACCAACAACACCAGCCAGATTGATGAGAAACAGCACATGATCGAGGTTGTTCATGGCTACTCTCGCCGGATTACTGACACTGGTGAACCGGGAATCTTTCTGACAGTGTTCTCACCTTATATAGGTCACTCAGGAGGCGAAAAAGAGTTGTTTGGAGTCCATGAATTGGTTCAAGAAGTTGGTGATAGATACCCATTCGAGGTTTATACCCGCGAAAAGACAAGAAGGAGCCCTATTGAATCGCGTGGCGTAGCAGAACTGGTAAGAACTTGGCAGAATGAATACAAAGCTCAAGCTGATCAAGTCTTTGACCGGTCAACATTTGATACACTACCACCATTCAAGGTGCCTCTAAGGTATGGACAACGTATAAAGCTTGGCCCCGGTGTGCAGGTAGCAGAGCAAAGGCCCGGTGACATTTCTTGGCTAGAACCACCTCGCAGGGGAACTGAAGGGGCATTCCAATTGATGGAACACATTGAAAGGCGTGCTGACCGTTATTTCGGCAGGTTCAGCAATGACTTGCCAGCAGTTGAAACGCAACTCAAGCAGCAAGCCTTTGTCCACCGCTGGTTAAGGCATCTCTCAACAGTCCTCAACAGGGTTTGGACCTTGTGTCAGCGGTTTGATGATGATGAGCGGTTCGCACAGGTTACTGGAACAGGTCAACCCATTCCAAAGGACAGGAACAGGTATAATTTCCAGTTAAGCTTTGACGTGAGGGAACTGGACAATGAGTTTGTGGAGAAGAAGTTACAAGCAATCTCGCAATTTGTCCTGCCAGAAGACACCATGGGAATCGTGGATCGAACCAAACTTATAAGAAAGAAGCTACAGGTAATTGATCCTACTTTAGCTGCTGAACTGGTTACAGAGCAGGGTGAAGCGTCCCAGAAGATGTTTGATGAAATGAACTCGCAGGTGGCTTACATGTCACTAGGAAATCAGCCTAAGTTTGTTGAGAACGATCCGGCCGCCAAGATAAAGCTGCAATTCATGCAACAGATCCTTCAGAACAATCCAAAATATCAGCAACAGTTACAGCAGGATGAGAGCTTCCAACAATTGCTAGAAGCATTCTCACAGAACCTTAATATGAGCATTATGCAGCAGGAAAACAAACAAACTGGAAGGATAGGAGTTAAACCCAATGGACAATAATTCTGAGGAAGGTTACCCAGAGTGGCTACTGAGCGCACACCAATGTTCAGCAGAGCATCCAATGAGGAAATCAGTGTTCTGGATACTGGATCAAGCTGCTCAGAGCGATGTTCTGCACTTGACTCACCCAGATGCGAGTGATTCCCAGAGACACTTCTTAGCTGGTAGGTTAGCTGCTATCAAGGACTTGAGCGTTGAATGGCACGCAATCTATCAAGGTGCAAATAAAACTGAAGATAATTCTTGACTATTAAGTCTAACTAATGCCACTATCCACGCATTAAGGGGTTGATCTCCCTTAGTGCTTTAAACTTTCCGGTCCCTTGGGAACCTTACAATCCCCTGTCTAGGTATCTTGCAGCCTTAAACGCATGTCAGAACAAACCCCTACAGTCGATGCCACCCAGTCATCGAAGGAAGATATACAAGCTGGTGATATGAGCGCAATTCGAGAAGCTATCAAAGCTCAATTGGAGCCCGCTCAAGAAACAACAGAGGAAGCCGTGCCACGAGTTGAGCCGGAGGTAGCTGCAGCAGCACTTGCCACCGAGGAGACACCAGTGGAGCCGGAACCAGATAAGGAGTCAAACAGTGATGATCCCCAGTGGAAGCAGAATATGCGCCACCGATATGATAAACTGACTTCCCAGAAACGTGAACTTGAAGAACAGGTTCAACTTTTGAAGGAGCAGAAGTATGAGTCAAAGCGGGCTGAATCACCAAAAGACACCTCAATATCAAATTTAATTGACAAGGCAGACACCATTCAGGAACTTGAAAGACTGGATGAGGATGCTTTTGAAGCTGAACGATGGGCTAAAAGGGCTTTAAGTCGTTATAGAAGAGATCCAGAAGCGGTTGAAAAAGAAATCGAACGCAAAGCTGGTGAACTTCCTGAAGACGTTGAAGTCTGGCTTGAGGATCTTGCTCTAAACGCAGAGTTTTCCCGTGAGAGTGATATCCCAAAGCGTAAGAAACAATTAATTCAGCAACAACAATCATTCGGGATCGCGGCCGGGAAATATCCTTGGCTTAACGACCCGACTTCCCCGGCACGTGCTTGGGTGGAAGATGTGAAAGAGGCTCATCCCGGTATTAAATCTTTACCCGATGTTGATCTCTACTTAGCTAGGGCTTTAGTGGGCTTCGCTATCGAGCAGGAGCAAGCAAAGCCTAAGACAGCAAAACAGACACATCAACCCACCAAGCAGCCGGGGAGACCTTCAGCAGCAGTGTCCACTGATGACCTGCAGTCAAGAATGATTGAGAGCAAGAAGAATGCGATGAAATCTGGTTCTAAAGACGGTTTGAGAGACTTTATCAAACTACATCTAGAACAGAAATAATACATTATGGCAGGACTATTTGAAATCAATCAGGTCGCTAAACGCGAAGACCTCTTGGACGTTTTGACACGTGTGGATGAGAAGGCAACCCCTTTCATGTCCATGGTCAAAAAAGGAGCAACTCCAAAGAATACATACATGGAGTGGCCGGTTGATGCATATGCTGATCCCACTGTTGGAACAGGCATAATTGACGGCACAGACGTATCAACCTATGAGAATGCTGCAGAACAGCGAGCCTTGCTCTCTTCTTACCTGCAAACATTCCGGCGCACTGCAAAGGTCTCCCGTTTGGCACAAGACGTTTCCAATGTTGCAGGAGTGGCAGATGAGATTTCCAATGCTATCAGCGTAAAAGGCGTTGAAATGTTGCGTGACATGGAGTCCGCAATGTTGAGCGACCAAGAACATCAGGTCGACACCGGGGCAGCAGCTTACTTGCTTCGCGGTCTGGGTGTCTGGCTACGTGATACTACCAACTTGACGGCTGCTGGTGCAGGTTCTGTTGGTGGACAATCATTGCTGCCAGTTCCAGCCGCATTCAGGGCTCAAGTTGAGGGAACTGCAACAGCATCACTACTGGAATCAACTCTACAGACACTGTTACAAGACCTCTGGACTAGCACTGGTATGCGAGGTGACTACAAGTTGTTCTGTGACGCAACCCTTCGACGCCGGTTCACCGACTTCACTCGCACGATTGCCACTGCTGGTTATTCTGGTCGTGATTTCAACTTCGATGGTGATTCCAAGCGTGTGTCAAACACTACCACCATTTTTGATGGTGATTTTGGCACTGTAGAAGTCATTGCTGACAACTTCATTGGTTATTCCTCAACAGGAGCATCCCAAGAAGCTGGCCGTGGATATCTTCTCGATATGGACAAGATTACGGTTGGGATGCACAAGAATCCGACTGTGGAACGATTCGAAGACCAAGGTGGTGGCGAACGGTTCATGATTGAATCACGTGCAACGCTCTGTGTCCGTAATCCTCTCGGAATGGCTCAATTCTCACCAGCTCTAACTTAATCTGAAAGGATACTCATAATATGGCACAAGTAAATCTACTATCGACAGAAGCACAGGCTAAACTGGGAGCAACCCATGAAGTCATTATTACACATGCTGACCTAGACACGGCAGCAGCAACAGAGACTACTGAAGTATCGATTGTCATCCCTGCTGGATCACTTGTCAAAGGAGGTCACCACGTATTGGTCACTGAGTTTGATTCACCATCCTCTAGCAGCCTTGTTTATTCTGCTGGTGATGCCGGTGATGATGATGTCTTCCTCACTAACACTGAGATCGACACTGCTCATGCATCGACCATCTTGTATAAAGTGGCAACAAACACAAGCATCCCTCACGGTGAGGTCTATGCTGCAGCGGATACGTTGATCTTCAACTTCACAGCAACTGGTGACAACCTCGAAGACTTTACTGTCGGGGAACTTCACTACTACTTCACGTTGCTGAATCTCAAAGACTCAAATAACTAATTTCTAGACCAGTCCTAGAAAGCACACATATCGTGGATGGGGGGAGCCGCAACTTCCCCCGTCCTGTTAACCTTTTATGTCAGACTACACAGAACAAGCACGGGAGCATCTCGCTAAACAAGTCGAAGCTAATCAGAGGCGATCACTCGCTGAAGCTACAGCAAGGCAGAGGCAGATTGCAGCAGGTGGCGGAGAACGTAAAGCAGTTGCCGGACTTGGCAAAGCTGTGATGGAAGTTGACAAGCGGGTCTACAATGAGTGGATCCGTAAAGAAGGTAAAGAAATTTGGAGAGACCCTAAGTTCCGTAAATGGATAGGCGAGAAAAACCCTGAACTGAAGTGCCGATAAAATGGCTTTAGATCCTATCCAATACAGCAGAATCTTAAACCAGTCCCTTAACTTGGCAGGCATTGAGAGCGCATCCCTTGCAACCATTGAATGGAACCTATTCAGGGATCTGGCATCTCGCCGCATCAAGTATGGTTGGCAGGCTGCTAAATGGCCTGAGACCTGTATCACAGAGGTCAGAACGGTAACTCAGTCTGGGGGCGATGAGGGTAACTACGT